GATGAACACCAGTTCCAATACCGTTGCAAGCGCCATGACGAGATGATGGGATGCCAGTTCTGTGCATTCGACCCTTATGGTCCCTGCGATTGTCCAGAATAACATTTACCTGATATAATAGTACTATACACACCCAAACGACGAAAGGATACACAATGGCTGAGAAAGACAAGGTTGTAGGCAAAGCCCTATACCTAGAACTTCGCACAGGTCTTCAGACCTACCAGATGCTGCTTACACCGGATGGAACTTCCAATGGTCGCGCAGTACCAGCAACAGTTTACCGTCGACAGATTTCCCCAGCGAAACCTCGACGCGCCTGGAAGACTTACTCTCTTCCTACACTGCCAATCAACGCCTTCGGAACATACGAGGTAGTTGACAAGGACAACGCACTGCAAAGTGCAGACTCTCGAGTTGGCTACCTAGCAACTACGTTTTCACAACTCAAGTCTTATGGCTACTTGCTTTACAAGCAACCTCTTCTTATAGAGGTGTCACAAGAAGATCTTGACTCAATTCGTCTATCAAAGACTCCTTACAAGATTCTTGGACGTATCACCAGAGTGCGCCGCACTCTTGGTTTTGGCGAATATCTAGTAACTCCTTAATACCCACACCCAAACGACAAAAGGACAAACAAATGACTGCAACAATTGAAACAATGAAGGAGACCTTCGAATCACTGTCTCCAGATCTCGATCTATCTTCTCTATTAGTAGATGCTCTTATCCAGAGCATTCACGCAGAGACATCTTCATCTCTAGACTCACAGGTTCTCGCTCAGGGTAAAGTAAACGTACGACCAACCCCTAAAGCAAAGGTTATCCCTGTGGTATCAGCAGATGCACTCGTAGGCGACAACGTCTACACTCGTCCAAATGGCGAGCAATACCATGCACGCAAGTGGGGTGAGCACGATGACGTGCTAGTACTTCGCAAGGCACGTATGGATCAACAGTTTATTCTTCTCTATGGAGCTCCAGGTTGTGGCAAGACTGCACTCGTTGAAGCTGCCTATGAAGAGCTATACACAATCATGGGTACAGGTGATACTGAACTCGCTGACTTCATTGGTGGTTACGTACAAACTCCATCAGGTGGTTTTATGTGGGAAGACGGTCCACTTGTGAAAGCTGCTGAAGAAGGAAAGCCACTACTCATTGATGAGATCGGTCTCATTGATCCTAAGGTTCTTTCAGGAGTCTACGGACTTATGGATGGACGTAAGGAACTAACAATCACTGCAAACCCAGAGCGTGGAACTATCAAGGCGAAGGATGGATTCTATGTCATCGCTGCAACTAATCCAAATGCACCTGGAGTTCGCTTATCTGAAGCTCTTCTATCTCGATTCATCGTGCAGTCAGAGATGACTACAGACTGGTCACTTGCTAAAAAGCTTGGCGCGTCTACACAGATCGTCACTGTTGCACAGAACATCAATCGTCGCCAGGCATCTGGCGAGTGTGGTTGGTGTCCACAAATGCGTGAGTTGCTCGCCTTCCGCGACATCTCTAAATCGTTCGGCACAAAGTTTGCAATCGCAAACTTAATCGCATGTGCGCCTGAGCTCGACCGCCCCGTCGTTGCGGACGTGCTTACACGGGTGTACGGCGAAGAGTGCCGACCAGCCAAGATCTAATTCCCCTTGGCGTAGGGAAGGGAACTCCAGATGGGTGTCTGGAGTTTCCTTTTCCCACACTTACCTGATATAATAGTATTATTAAACGACGGAAGGATAGAAAGAACATGGCACACTTAAAGGTTTCCAAAACCCGTGCGGAGCAAACTCCGCCGGAATGGCTAAAGGTCGGAGCCCAGCTCGGCGAACTAGTCAACACCTGGGCAGGACGCTCAGACATCGTTGCCTACGTTGGCCCAGGCGCTGGAGACTCAGCACCTGCCTGTTTCAACCCACCTATGGCTGAGGTTGAGGTAGACGTTGCAGTTGCGTTCGGCGCAACAGTAACTCCACAGACGATTGGCGACATCCGCGAGCGCGGAACACAATTCGATTTCCCACGAGCATCTGGTGCGATCTTTCATGAAGCGCTCCATGCTCGCTACTCACGCTACGATTTACTAAAAGCTATAGAAGATCTCTCAAAGAACGAGATGACAGCGCTTACGATTCTTGAAGAGACTCGTATTGAAGCTCTCGGCGTAGAGAACTTCCCGGCTAATCGAGTCTTCCTACGCGCTTGCGCGATGGACATCATCCTTGATGACGTTCGCGAGAACCTGGAAAAGATTACGGCAACTCGTGCAATGGCACAGTTGGCAGCCCTTGTGTGTGCTCGCGTTGATGCGGGATCTCTAGATGCAGAGGATGCTCTTGACGTTCAAAGTATGGTTTCAGATTTCTTCGGCGCAACTCGCTATTCACAACTTCGTAACATCTGGCTTCGATTCCAAAAGCATGAAGAACACTTCAATGCTCTACCACTCTACGATCTTGCTCGTGAATGGGAATCAATCGTAAAGGACACTGCAGAAGATAATGGTGATGCTGAAGATGAAGCTAGCATGATTCCTGCTGCTATGGCAGGTATCATCTCAGACATCATTGGCTCTCTTGAAGAAGCAGCAGAGGACATTGCTATCTCAATTGGCGATGAAGCCCAGGAACAAGAGCAGAAGGAAGACTGGAAGGAAATTGTTGACTTCCGTGGCAAGGCTGCGAAGCAACAAAAAGATCATGAAAAGATCTCCGAGGAAGTCTTTAATAAGTCTAGTGGTGAAGATGGTAACGGAAGTTACTCACGCATCAAGGAGACTCGTGCACCATCTGGTCTTGAGCGTGCGGCAGCAGTCAAGATTGCAAACATGCTTGAGCGTGCAAAGTATCGTGAGCGCGACGAGAAGGAAGTAACTTCTATTCTTCCTCCAGGACGTCTACGTTCTCGTGCGATGCTTCAAGAAGCTGCGTACAAAGCTAGAGGTTCAATGATGCATGCTCAACCTTGGAAGCGTACAGTGCGTAAGCATACAGATGATCCAACACTTAACGTCGGTGTTATGGTTGACATCTCTGGTTCAATGGCAGATGCGATGCAGCCTATGGCAGTTACCGCATGGGCAATGTCCGAGGCAGTGCGTCGCGTTCAAGGACGTTGCGCCATGGTCTACTATGGTTCAGGTGTATTCCCTACACTCAAGCCAGGACAACATCTTCCTGAGGTAAATGTGTACACTGCTCCTGATGGAACTGAAAGATTCGATAGAGCATTCAAGGCACTTGATGGTTCTCTAAATCTTCTCAACGGAACTGGCGCTCGTCTACTCGTAGTTGTGAGTGATGGTTGCTACGTCCCAGAAGAGACTGAGAAAGCTAAGAAGTGGATTCAGGAATGTGAAAAGAACGGAGTCGCAGTCTTGTGGATTCCTTTCGCGCATGCTCATCAACTTGCTTACGTTCGTGACATCGTCAAGGGAACCTCGGTTGCTCTTCTACAAGATGTAACAGATCCAGCAGACGCCGCACTCCAGATCGGAAAAGCTGCAGCAGACGCTCTAACAAAGATTGGCGCGCGTAACGCCGCCTAAGGAGATTCGGTGTGGGCGGACCTTCCGTCAGATTACTCCGTCCACACCGGACTAACACTATGAAACTACCAAAGACAAGAGAAGAACTCCGGAGACTACTAGAGCTACGACGTTCTAATGCGGCACGACCATTAAAGAATAAAAAGAAGTATACACGCAATACCAAACATAAAGACGAAAAGGACAACTACTATGAAAACTAAAGTACTACTGATCACGGCAGCCTTAGGTCTGTCATTACTTGCAACACCGGCGCATGCAACAGGAGACAAAACTCTTGTCATCATCGACTCCGGTATCAACATGCAACTGCCTTGGGCTAAAGCCGCGGTAGTTGAAGAGGCATGCTTCGTAGACTTTGGTGCATGTCCAAACAAACTGTCAAGCATGATCGGACCAGGGTCTGCACATCTTGATCCAACTCTCGTTAAGGACCGTGCAATGAGTCACGGAACGCAGATGGCTTCGGTTGCGGTAGCTGCCAATCCAAATGTAAAGATTGTGTTCATCCGTATCGTCAGCATGACGGCTAAGGGCAACGCAAACACCTATACAACCCGAGCGGTATCAAAGGCAATGGACTGGGTTACAGCTAACGCGGCACGGCTAAACGTTGGCGCGGTCTCGATCTCAATCGGGCGCGTATACAAAGAAGCGGCATGCCCTGTATTAGCGGAGCCTAAGCTTCAATCTCAAATCGTAGGCCTGGCTGCAATAAATATCCCAACGGTCATCGCTGCAGGGAACAACTCTAACCAGACTAAGATTCACTATCCGGCATGTATACCCCAGGCAATTGCGGTAGGGGCAACGGATACCCCATACACAATGCAACAAGTCACGGGCACGGTCTACCCCATCATGTTGATCTCTAACTCCAGCGCGGACCTTGACCTATATGCCCTTGGAAGGGCCGCCACAACCGACGTCCACGGGAACACGTCAGTTTCCCTAGGTACGTCCAATGCAACCGTTCTAGTGGCCACCAGACTGGCTCAAAGGCTATCGGATGGCTCGACACTGGATACGGTCATGGCAAAGGTAAATGCGTCATTGCAAACAGCCTACCGAACACTTACCAACTTCGAACTAAAGTTCTTCCAAACCTGATATAATAGTACTGTTCAAGGGTGCTAGCCACTAGTTAAACTAGGCGGAACATGCGACGCCCGAGTCCAAGTCTCGCAAGAGACCTCTGGCAAGATTGGCCGAAGAATCACCGCGGCCCTTGAACACCTAAACGACGAAAGGATAAACATGAGTACCGCAACGATTACATGCGCTCACCCGGTGTGGGAGCACGAGTACGATGATGGCTCCATACTAGGAGATTCGTATTGGTGTGCTGATTGTGGCGAGCTTATGCAGGTAGGATAATGACACAGATCTACGTTGCCCATGAGGGCATGGATACATTTTTTACGATGTCCGACACCGGATTCATCTTCTCAAGCACGGACGTTGAAAAGGACTTCAAGCTTGTTGAAGATCTAGAGAACGGATACTGTCGCGAAACCTGTCAAGAGGTTGGGTACGAGATTACCCCTGGTCTTGCAAAGATGTTCTACGAGCTGGCTAAAAGCTATTGGGAGCACGAGAACAAAAAATAATTCCGTAGGGTATTGTACTTTATAATAGAACCATGTTACAATAGTACTATACACAACGACGGAAGGATTGCAAATGAACACAACTGCATGGATGAGAGAAGCCCAAGGCTTCTCACTTCAAACCGCGGTCAACACAGGTTCCGAATGGACCTCAAGTGAAACCCGCCAGCTAGAGATTATGAAAGCCTCTGGCAAGTCTATCAAGGAGATAGCAAAAGTCTTAGGACGCTCCTACTACTCTGTCTCAACTAAGCTTATCAACATTGGTGCAACAAACCACCACAGACGCTCAAACAAACCACTCACCCCAGCTCCGGTAGTCTGCGGTAACTGTTTCACAATTCCATCAAAGTCCGGGGTCTGCCTCTGCTGAGGCACCCTGTACTTCTTCCCTAAAACCTGTTATAATTAAACCATACCAACGACGGAAGGATACAAAATGTCAAACGAAGAACAGGACGTAGTCATCTATGACTCAAGCCTGACCCTGGAACAACTCAAGGGTTATTGGAACTACATGGAAGATGATGACGACAAGCCGGCTGTTAAGTTTACAAAAGAAGAAATTGAAAAGCTAGGCAATGACATTGACGATGCAATTCACGGAGTCATTGAAGACTTCTTAAATCACAGGGGTAACTAACATGACAATTATGCTAACTGATGGAAATGCGTTTGCGATTATTGGCGCAGGACGCCGAGAGCTTGAGCGCACAGGACGCAGAGATGAAGTCTCAACGTTCACAGCAGAGATGACAGCAGGAGACTATTCTCAGCTGCTCTTTACATTCTTCCGCTGGTTCCCCGATGCGGAGGTATCAGAATGAAAACAGCATTGCGAATTAACACGGACTTCACAACAGAGATCTTAGATCTTGAGGCGGACAGCCTTATGCAACTCCAGGAAGCTGTCGGCGGCTTGGTTCAGGCAGTGGATCTGCATGACGACCTCACACTTTGGTGTAACGAGGAGGGTAAGCTTATCGGCTTGACTCCAAACATAATCGGCACGCATCTATACGAAAAGAACTTCGCGGTGACGGATGTCATTATGGGCGACATTGTGTTCACCGGTGGCACGGACGATGAAGGGGACAACCTGGCTTTGCCAACGGCATGGCTGGTACAGCTCCAGGAATTGGCGGGCAAGCTTCGTAAAGCTTACGAGGCGGAAGCTGAACTCAGTCTTCTAGACGTAATCTTTTGGTCCGCATGAAGAAGAATGAAGCGGCGGGCATCTGGGAGATCCGTGATGCTCGAACGGGCGAACGTATCTCTAAGTTTCGGGCACGCAAGCGGGCTGACGTTACCAGATACCTGGAGATGGCACGGATCGGGCTTAAGCGTCCGATAGAAGATTTTGAAGCTGTATTCATTGCAGAATGGGAATAAAAAATTAAATAGTGGCCTGGTGCCTAAAATTGCGCCAAAAGGCTGACGGGCATGTTATAATAGTACCAATGGACTTACTAAGTCTTGGAGCATAAGGGTATCCCATGGGGACACTAATCCCGATAAGCTGACGGCTGCCGACAGGTAAGCTTGACTTAGGAAAGAGACAGAGCAATACAGTCTTAGGGAAGTTAGGATTAAAACTGCATAGCAAAATCGACATGCGGTACTGCGCAAAAAGTGATGCGCGAATCAGGCCCTTTGTGAGCAACCTGTCTTGTCCAGTGATTTGAAGCTGGTTACGCGTACTCCAATCCGCGTGACCAGCTTCCTTCATTTTTCATTCTTCTTTTATTTTATATTTTACAAAAACATAATTAACATGATATAATTCAATTATTAACTTAACGAATTGGAGATTTCATCATGTCACACATTACGATAATCGAAAAAACTCTTAACGCTCTCACTCTCTCTATCGACCCAACAATCTTCGACGACTTCGACGCCGACGAAAACTACAACTGCGAAATCAACTTCGCTGACTCTGACTTCGACTGCGAACACGACGACTGCGAATCTCAAACTTCTCCGTCAATCTCGTTCCTCGACGACTCACCTGTTCAATCAATCATGACCAACTGTCTCTCTCATTATCCTGCCGTCAACGATTTCGTTTCTGCGAATCGCTAACCTGTCGCGACTGGCCCAGCTCACGCTGGGCCTTTCGCGTATTTACAAAATATAATAAACATGATATAATTAAACTATTACAACAACGAATTGGAGATTTTCATCATGATAAAACTCGATAAAATAAATCACGACGCTTCACACACTTCATACACATTCGATCTTACTGCCGACGTCTACTACCCGGCTCCACTTTCTGATTATCTTTCTGATTATCAAAACGCAACTGACGTCTACACTATTACTGTTCATCTCGAACTCGAACCTGACCGCGACCTTTCCGGCGACATCCTCTGCGAAAACTGCGAAAACACTTCTGCGCCTTACTTCTGGTTTCACGACTATTTCGGCTCACACTCTTGCTTCTCGCACCTGCCTGAATCAACTCAAACTGAAATGCTCACTCAAATCAACGCAACCTTATAAACGCTCGCGCCGCGCAGCTCACAACTGCGCGGCCTTTTGCTTTTTATAATAAATATGATATAATTGATCTGTGTGTCTTCTTCTACCGTCTTCAATTCAATTGTACTTTATAATAGAAGTATGTTATAATTATACTATTAACCACAAGGGTTAAAAAATAGATTGGAACCTAAGATGTTGAACCAAAAAGCAGTATCAGAAGTATACCACCAAGTATTCAAAGATGTTCCAGGAAAACCATTCTCAGAGATCTACCACAATATCGGATTTGCAGGAATTGATGAAGAAGACCATGTTGAAGGTGGTATCAAAGAATTTGATGGTACAATTCAGTATTGGCACCCTTCACTACCACAAGATGAAGCGGTAATCATAGGAATGCATGATCATCAAGGATTCATCCTTCGGTACCCAGATAACACCTATCACCACCTAGATATCGGTGGCTATGAAGAAATTGATGGTATCGAGTACCTATCCCCAGAAGCGGTAGAAGAAGACCCAGAAAGATACCTATACTTCCTCCAAGAAATTCTAAATGAAAAAAGCACCTTCTGGGCATATGGTCTCATCTTAGATGAAGAAGTCCAGAAAAGAATCTTCAGTGGTGAGTTTAATGAACTAAAGAAAACTCTCCCACAAGAGTACTAATACCAAGTTGCGGGTACCCTACTCACCGGTAGGGTACCTTCAATAGTGTACTTTAGATCTATAGTATGATATAATTATCTTATACACAGCGACGGAAGGAAGAAAATGTCTAAACCAAAGTGTGACAACTGCCTAAGTGGTGAACATGAGTACTGCGCACAACGTTGCGGGTGTGACTGTTGGCACAAGGACTAGGAAGGAAGACATAATGACAAGTAACTATCCACCAGGCGTCTCTGGGTTTGAACCACAGATTGCGGGAACACTTGAGAGTGAAAGTGTTCAAGAGCTAGACTGCGGCAATGACGAGTGTGACGCATGCTATGAGGTTCCCAGCTTTGAAGAGTACTCTCACAATGAGGTAACTTGGACTGCTGAATGGGTGTGCAACAAATGCGGTGAGGAAAACTCCCGTGAAGGTTGGTACAACCCAAACAATAATTTCTAAACTGAGTATGATTAACTTAACTAAAGGAGAAGACGTGGAGTCTGCCATTACTGAAGAAGTAGTTGAGGATACGCCTCAAGAGTCTTACGGTTGGGTTCCTTGTGATTCCTGCCAGACAGCACAAGCAATATGGAAGGTTACCGGAAACTCCGGAGACCTCTTCTTCTGCGGTCATCACAAGAACAAGATGGAAGCTGGACTCACAGGTTGGGCAAATGAATTTGTGGAGATAGTGTACTTCGACAAGTAAACATGTTATAATAGTACTAACAACGACGAAAGGACAAGAAAATGAGTGACATTTCAAATGGCACATCCTTACAAGGGTATGTCACAACAACGATGCGAGATCTTATCGCAGCGTTCGATGAACCAACCTTTTACTACCCAGGTGACAAAGTTACCGTTGAATGGACCCACATGTTTTCAGATGGGTCAGTTGCAACAATCTATGATTGGAAGCGCTACGATTTAGGTGCGCCGGACATGGATGAACTTATGGAGTACAACGTCGGTGGGTTCAACCGAGATGTAGTTGAACTCGTAAAGAATGCGGTTCTTGCAAAAGAAAGACTGGTGTAATTGTGAACATCGAACTTACCGACAAAGATATTGAAATCATTCTTCGTGCGCTTGGCAAAGAGAAAGCATCTAGCCAGGACCACGGATTCCATCACCTCGCCCACATGGTGTCAGACCTTCAGTCTCGCATCAAGGGTCAACTCCCTATGAGTGCCTAATGTTGAAAGAATATTGCGAAACATGCGGTAACCTTGAGTCTAACCACCAAGCCAACCAATCCGAGAGCTTGCGGTTCGTATCTCTTGCTCAAGAAGTTATAGCGTCACTCCCTGACGACGAGTACTCAGCAGTGCTCGAACAAATTCTGTACGACTGGCGCTCACATACACTTCCCGTGTGTGACCCACTATCAATAAACTAAGGAAACCAAATGCCTAAAAGAATCATGATTAAAAAGCAGGTCCCGGTGACGCAGCATCAGACGCTGCCGTTTGTCACTACCACTGCGCTTAACCTTGTAAAGGATAAGGAAATGCGTGCGGCGTACATCTATGTACTTCGCATGAAAGGGTGGAAGCTTCAGGCGATTGCGGATGCCCTTGGGCTTACGCGTGAGCGTATTCGTCAAATTGAAACTAAGGCTTCACCTGCTTTAGCTTTGCATATACTTGCGGATCCAGGATCTTTCCCTGTCCCGGAGCTTGAGACTATGGAGATCGAAGTTCTAGCTCCTCCCGTGTACATCGAGCCTTCTCCTGAAAATCTAGCTCGTCTCATCGAGCTAAAACCTCTTGCACAGAAAGTTCGCTACGACCATACGCAGTACCGTAAGGAAGCGGAGGAGTACTCTGCACTCGTCTGGCACGTACACTCTGTCGAAGGTGTAACTCTTTATCGTCTTGCAAAGCGTCTTGGTGTGACACACGGAGCTCTTAGATTCCGTCTTGCACGTTATGGATACAAGTTACCTAAGACAGGTAAGAGCCCATGCTACACTCCGATTAAACAAAATAATCGTGCGGTGACTCAATGAGTACTCTCTATGATTTAGTAAATGTATTCGATGAGCAAGGAGTATGGGTAGGCGAGTTCATCAATGAGGAAGTTGCAAAGCATTGGTTAACTAAGTACGCCTATGATCTTAACAAGTGTGAGATTTCTAAGCGACGACCAGAACTAAAGAGGAAACGATGAACGCGGACAAGCTAGAAATTGTAGACATGGATACCCACCGAAATGGAATTGGTGGGATGCCGTTCACTGTAGCTCTTGTTGATGACCCTGAACAGTCAGATACAAAGCTCATCATCATGTTCGAGGCTGAAGGACATACAGCTGTCCTATCCTTAAACAAACTTATGGAGGAGGACATCTCCTTCGGGACAAACTCCTGGAGGGGTGACCAATACGAGTTTGCCCTTCGCCCGGAGATGTGGCCGGATGCGGACGATGAGTAATATATGTACTAAGTATGGGTGCGACTTTCAAGTAGACCTTGATGGTCAGGTAACCTGTTCCTCATGCGGCTCAAGGGATGATGACATTCCGGTAAACATTAAGGATGATGTTACCGACGAGTAGGGTGTACTTCTTCCTGTCTTCATGATATAATAGTACTATCATCGGAAACGGTGAAAACGACAAACGACGGAAGGAACGAAAATGACAAAGAAATGGTGTCTCCTCAAGTCCAGCGATGGTCAACGCGGAGCAAACGGAAAGCGTAAGATCTACGAGGTAACTGTAGATGGTTCAGTAGTTCGCACCAGCTGGGGAATGGCAGAAAAGCCAGTCCGCCAAAGCGAGGTAAAGAACTACCGTGACGACTTCTATGCACGTCAAATGGCGTTCATGAAGGTTCAGGAAAAACTGAACAAAGGTTACAAATTAGCTTACGCCGTATAAATTAGATTTCCGAGGCGCGTACTCCAATCCGCGCCACGGAACGACCTGGGTACGTCATTAAACTGCCTACCTAACAATGTCGAAAGGACATCATGATAGTAGCAACCCTACATAAAAGTAAGGCTCCCAACGCTGCCTGGCTGGTTGAGGTCAAGGACCTCGCAACTAGCGAGACACGCCGCGGAGCTTTTAAGTCTCTCGGACCTGCAAAGCGTGAGGCAGTTATCTATGCCAGTGCTTTTCTAGATACCGAGCGTAAGCGTCTTCCTTGGGTGGAAGACCTGACTCAGGCAGCTGAAGGTATCGGATACTTCCGTGCCGAGGTTGACGCCTAACCTTCCTGTACTTTTCCTTCCGAACATGATATAATTAACTTATAACAACGACGGAAAGGACGAACATGAATATCGGAGAACTTACATCTGAAATCGAGTCAGGAACATTTGATTCTGATTTGATTAAGATAAAGGAAGCGGTAGACGCACGTCTAAAAGCTTCACGTACTTCACGTACACTTGCGGACTTTAACATCGGTGACACGGTAGTCTTCAATGATCTAACTGCGACTCGTTACATGGTTGGCCAAAAAGCAACCGTGACAGGGATGAAACAGAAGAAGGTCACTGTAAGACTGGAGACACCCGTTGGAAGGTTTGCCCACATAAACCCAGTAACAGGTAGAGTTGAATCTTCCAATATTACGGTTCCTGTGGCTATAATTGATCTCGTAAAGTAAGACGCAATCCAGGCGCTTAGGATACAGTTTGCCTAGCGCCTGGATAGGCGTTTTACCTGGAGAGGAACCCATGACTACACTTGTAGCAATTCAAGGTGACGGCTGGTCCGTCATCGGTTGTGATTCGCGTTCGTCAGACGAAAGCGGTCGCTACCTAGAGATGGCTACACATAAAGTTGTAGAGAACAATGGCATTCTCATTGCGGGTTCAGGTGCAGGACGTGGCTCAAACATACTTCAATTTGGTTGGAGAGCTCCTCGCCCTAAAGCTGGACAGGACCTTGACGTATTTATGACGAAAGTTTTTATTCCGTCTATGCGTAAGGTCTTTATCGAGTCTGGTTACGACATGAAGGCTGATGGTGAAGCTGCGGCTCACGATTCAGAGTTTATTGTTTCAATCCACGGAGTTCTTTACCCAATTTACGAAGACTACTCTTGGGATAGAGAAGAACGAAACGTCTATCACTCAGGTAGCGGTTCGGATCTAGCTCTTGGCGTTCTTGAAGCTCTTAACTATCAAAAGTGTAAGACTGCAAAGGAAGCCGAGAAGATTGTTTACCGTGCGGTAGAAATTGCCATCAAGCATGACATCTACTCCGGTGGTAACGTTCACACGTTTATACAAGAAGAGTAAGTTACTTACGAGTAACTTATCCTGATATAATAGTAATATCAAATGACAAAATGACAAAAGGAGAAACACAATGGCGAAGCTCATTGAAACAAACGAAGGATATGCACCAGCGCACGAGATTGACGACTGGGACTTTCCTTTGCATAGCGAGATCTTGCCAGGTTTATGGGTAGGTGGCACCGATGACATGGATACGATTGAGTATTCTGGAGACCTACATGCTCCAAAGGCAATCACAAAAAAAGATTTCGATGCGGTAGTAACTCTATACGCATGGGCAAATCCAGTTGACTGGATGGTTGAGGAAATGCGTTTTGGTTTTTACGATTCAGACGTAGACCACATTGACAGAGAAGCTCTAGCTAGTGCGGTTGGTTTCGCACGAAGCAAGTGGAAGTCTGGCAAAAAGGTTTTGGTTCGTTGCCAAGCTGGGTTAAACCGTTCTGGTCTAACTGCAGCTCTAGTTCTTATGCAGAGTGGATATACGGCTGATGAAGCTATCACTCTTCTTCGTGACAAGCGAAGCAAGTACGTTCTGTGCAACGGCGAGTTTGAAAAGTTCCTACGAACGTTAAACGAGACTGACAATGAGTAAGCTACACGTCGCATACGACGATGTTTACTTAGACTGGCAGCTAGGAAACGGTGACGGTAGTCACCCAACTAATCCTGTCCGTGCTAAGCTTGCGGTAGAGCTCCTTGAAAGCTTAGATCCAGTAATGGTTAAGCCATCTGCATCTGAGTCTGATAGGGATCTGCTAAGTCATGTTCACAGCGATGGATACATTTCTAAGGTACTTGATAAAGGTCATTGCGGTGAATGGTATCCAGACCAAATTCATCTCGGCGAGGTAGCTCTTGAAATGGCTGCGGGAACTATTCGCATGTATGAAAAGATTCTTTCAGGAGAAGCTCAGGTAGCTTTCAATCCTCAGGGAGCTAAGCATCATGCGCAGTATGACCATTCATCTGGTTTTTGTGTATTTAACGATATGGCGTTAGCCGCTAAGTTATTTATGGCTGCAGGGCTTAAGCCTATGTACATCGATTGGGATGCGCATCATGGTGACGGCGTTGAGAATATCCTGCGCCCGTATCGAAATCTAGTTACGGCAAGTATCCACCAAGGTGGAATCTTCCCGGGAACTGGTCTTAAGAACGAGCCAGAAAATGGAGTATACAACTGGGCATTAGCTAACGGAGATGGTGACGTAGAATTTCTGGATGCGATGCAAGAGATCGAGCTGCTTGCGGATGATATTCAGCCAGATGTTATTCTTCTAGCTACCGGAGCTGACGCACATCATTCAGATCCATTGTCTGGTCTTAACTTTGATTATCCTGGGTATCGAGCTGCTGCTCGCATCGTTGCGGACATCGCTAACAAGCATGCAAAGGGCCGAGTACTTATTGGAGGAGCCGGTGGTTATCAACCTTTCGACCACACACCAAAGGTGTGGGCAACGGTAGTATCAGAAATATACTCAGATATTAGCAACGTAGCCGTATAAAGTTTTCTTTTATAAGGTACTATAGTACACATGGCTAAAAGTCTCGCACAAATTATCGCCGACATGTCCGATGAAGAGCGTATTGAAGTTCTAGCAGGTCTAGACCCAGACGCTCTTCAATGGGACTGGGGTTTCTGGGGTCGTCCTGAACAACAACGTCCTGAAGGCGATGAGTGGAATATCTGGATGTACCTCGCAGGTCGAGGTGCAGGTAAAACTCGTACGGCAGCTGAGTGGGTAAGAGAAGAAGCCAAACATACAAACACCGGTCAACGTCGTTTTGCGTTGGTAGCTCGTACTGCGGCTGACGTACGTGACGTTATCGTTGAAGGTGAATCAGGAATTATTAACGTAACTCCTCCAAGTGAGCGTCCGTTATACGAGCCGTCAAAGAGAAGATTAACTTGGCCTAACGGCAATACGGCAACATGCTTCACAGCTGACGAACCAGATTCTCTTCGTGGTCCTCAGTTCACACACGCTTGGGGAGATGAAGTTGCAGCTTGGCGTCAGACTCCAGATGGAGCTGGGCTTACCGCCTTCGAGAACTTACGCATCGGTACTCGTCTTGGTAAGAATCCAAAAATTATGATTACCACAACACCGAAACGCGTGCCGTTGCTATATGAGCTATTGCGTGAGGCCGATGCACATCCTGGCAAAGTTATAGTTACTAAAGGCTCAACCATGGATAACAGCGGAAACCTTTCTGCAGCTTACATGGACGGAATCCTTGGAGTGTATGAAGGAACTCGTCTAGCTGCACAAGAGCTTTACGGTGAGATGCTTTCAGACGTTGAAGGAGCTCTTTGGACTGTAGAGCTTATTGATAAGACACGCGAGCTTGTTATGCCTCAAGGCGCTCCTCTTCGTTGCATCGGTGTTGACCCATCGGTAGCTGAAAATCCACGAGATGAATGCGGCATCGTTGTCGTAGCTTCAACAGGAGACAGAGACTTATACAAACGTCAGAGCTGGGTACTTGAGGATGCTTCAATCTTAGGCTCACCCGATGTGTGGGCAAACAAGGTAGTAGCCATGGCGCGTAAATGGGGTTGCCCTGTTATTGCCGAGGTAAACCAAGGTGGTGCGTTAGTGCGCAACGCCATTAACACAATTGACCCAACTGTAAAGGTACTTGAGGTCCACTCTAAATACGGCAAAGCCCTTCGAGCTGAGCCAATCACGCTAGCTTACGAGCAGAACCGTGTTCACCACATAGGGTACCTAGCGGAGCTAGAGTCCCAGATGACCTCGTGGATTCCAGGCGAAGGTAAATCCCCGGACCGCGTTGATGCGTTGGTCCACGCCCTTACGGCTCTACTCATCAAACCACCCGCTGGATTTGTGGGCGGAAAGATCACAGCCAAATCACCTGCGGGCCGAAAGATCCCTGGCCTAAGAAACACCTTCCGCGTCCGGTAGTTACATTTTCCCAATCTTCCTGTTATAATTATCCTAACAACGACGAAAGGTACGAAAATGACGAACCCATTCACAGCGGTAATTGACTGGCTAGACGAGAACGCAGACTTCGGCGCACCTATTGGTGCGTTCATCGGTGTAGGAATCGCCGTTGCCCTATGCTTTATCTTCGGTGCTTAATCCTGATATTCCTGATATAATTAACCTGTACGCCAAACGACGAAGGGACTTAAAATGCGAGAGCTAAAGAGACAGCTGATGCTTAAGGTAGAACACCACCAGATGATGGAGCGCAATGCTCGTATCTACAAGATGCAAACAATCGGTTATCACAAGGCAAAGGCAGAAGCCTTTCAGCAAACATTGGCAATGATTGAAGAACTCAACAACGAAGGGACAGTAGCATGTTAACAGTAAAAGAGTATCGCCGCAAGGGATTTCAATACCGCCGCATTTCATTTACCTTAAAGGTAATCGCCGGATTGTGGACTATCGCGATGATCGGTATCTTCGTAACATCACCTACACTCGTAGGATTCTTTGCGATGGCAACAGGAACTGTAGCCTTCGTTCTTCCAACACTTCTCATCTCCACAGTGTATGACTCACGCGCCGAGGCACAGTTCAACATGGCGTCTGCCAGTAAGCACACCGCTCTTCTTGGAGTAGTCTCACCAAAAATATAATTTTACAGATACGGTAGATAGGAATATAGTTATTCCAATGACGTTTACGGAGGACAGATGACTGGAACAAACCAGCGAGAACAGATATATGTGTACGGAGTCTGTTCGTTGTGCGCTGAGTCCAACGTGCTCGTGTACGAGCTAGACGACAACCTTCTCTGTGCGGAACACTACAGAGATAGAACAAGACACATTAAAAGAGTTACTCCCTGCGATAAATGTGGAGGCGACAACGCCGTCAGAGATCCATCACATCGTAGGAACGAGTACCTCTGCTGGTCATGTCACGAGGTAAACGGCTTCGTCATAGACAACTCCGTGATTAAACGAGCTATCGTTTCGTTGGTCAATAACTTTACTCGAGGTAGCAAGATTAAATGTGAAGCGGCCGGATACGGCAGCGACTGTGATAACAACGTAAAACCGCGTGGTCCATGGGGTGGTCGCCTACTTTGCAACAACCATGGGAAGATGCCACCAAAGCCTGAAAAAGGCACAAAGTCTTGAGCAGTCCTATTTGCTCAAATAAATACATAATCACACAGTGTGATTACGTAGCAACGAAAGGAACGCAATGACAACAGCAACGATAACATCAAACCAGGCAGCCGCTCTTTACGCAGCCGGAAAGTCTGTAGATGAAGTAGCTACAGAGCTGAGTATTACCTACGGTAAGGCTCGCAAGCTCATCGCGGAAAGCGGCACACCAATCCGCAACACGTCAGATCGTCTAAAGGGTAAAACCCGTAAGGCTAAGTAACTAATGGATAGACTCCTTTTGCGGCTGCAAAGCCTCATCTGGCCAGCTGTTATCTCGGCTGTCCTATCCATCCTAGCGGTACTTACTGCCCTTCTAACCCCGGATAAAGGCACGCTTGCCCTTGCCCTTGGGTTATCAGCGGTGGCTTGGGCCTGTCTAGCTCAAACGGTGTAAACGTAGTCCCTCCCCGGTTGGGCCCAGGGAGGGGTTTACTTTCCTTCAAGATAGTGTTATAATTAACCTATCAAAGGAAAGGAGGTGGTAAAAATGCCACTACGCGGACTAGTACACGACAGCCCAATCATTACACTCGTGCAAAAGAGTACTAAGGGATCTAAAATGAGACGTGATGCACAAAGGAATACATTCACCATCTTCTTTGGTCGCCTGATTGTAAAGTTAATCTACGCAATCATCAATTTAGTTAAGAAGATAAAAAACAGATAACAGGCGCCTACGGGTGCCTGTTTCTCTTTAACTATGGTATAGTTAACTACAGGCAAACAGCCTACTACGGAGAGACGAAAGGATACGACTATGTCATCCCTTTTTATCTCCGGCCCTACGCAAGCGGTAGAGGACAAGCGCGAGCTTGAGAAGCGTAGCGGTAGCAAGAAGCTCATTGGAACCTCAATGGGTTGTCCCATCCCCGACCTAAGGAGGCGAACTAGCGTTGCAAAAACTCACACTACGTGGAATAGCAATGTCGACCGTAGCCTATATTACGGCAATAACAATTGGAATCTTCTCGGTATCAATGCTTACAAGCAATGCCGCGGTGAGTCCAACAATAGTACCAGAGCACATCACACAGATCGAGCAGCTTAATCCTTTATTAGCTTTAGAGGATGCAAAGGAACTAACGTCGTACGAGCTCGTAGAGCTACTTGCGGCTGTTGGTTTTCAAGGCAATGCGCTCAAAACAGCATGGGCAGTTGTCATGCGTGAGTCAAGGGGGCATCCCACTTCTCACAACAAGAACGCCAACACCGGCGACAATTCATACGGCCTATTCCAAATCAACATGATTGGAAGCTTAGGCACCGACCGCCTGGCTAAGTTCCAGGACAAGATAGGCATCACTAAGATGGCTGACCTATTTGACCCTGTGGCTAACGCCAAGGCTGCCTACTACATGACTGCGGGAGGCAAGGACTGGGGCTCATGGGGCTTAGGTCCTAATGCCTACGACGGTGATGCAGTTGAGCCTGCGGTAACACGTTGGCTAGCCGATTTCCCTAAGTCATAATCTCAGGATAGGAATATAGTATTCACATGACTGAAGAAATTAACATCGAGCCTACAGACGACATTGAAGTTGATGCCCCTGTTGAGGTAGTCGAGGAAGAAGTATTAGCTCCTGTTGTAGAGCCTGAACAAGTTATTGTTGAGGAGCCTACACCTGAGCCAACGCCTGAGCCTGTAGTTGTAGAACAACCTAAGGCATCACATCAGGTTAGCCACGCAGTAAGTGGAGAAGACGTCGATGACGTTATACTCGCTAACTGTGTATACAAAAATGTCTATGCACGCAAGTCATTGACAGTACATCATCTGCAACGTCGACTCATCGAACTTGGTTACAAGGACGCTGACGCTGACAAGGATGGTTGGCTAGGCGACGAGACTGTAGCTTCAATCAAGGACTTCCAGGCTGATAAAGGAATGGATGTCACAGGATCTGTTGACGCTGATACCTTTACAAAGATCTTTGAAGGAGATGTACACGTACGCGTAGTACTATAAGCCTTCTTCACAAG